ACATCATCGTTGAGTGGAGTTGGCTTGGGGACTACTAGGAAAGGAGGTGCGGGGTGAAAGGCGAATCGACGCGGATTGCTACTGAGATCAAGATCCGGGGTCTGAGCGACCACGTTGCTCTCAGCGGCCCCGCACTGACCGACGCTTTCCAGAAGGGAGACGTTGAGGCTGTCTTCAAGTATGGCAACGCCGTCCGCGATGATCCGGGCGGCGTGGTGAAGGATGTGTTCTCGTTCTCTGGGGCCTTCCTGAAAGAAGGGAGGCCCACGAGTACGGCTATCATCACCACGGCCTCCGAGGACCGCGACGGCGATTCGGTGCATACGGATGGGATGATCCTCACGGACGGATACCTCAAGCATCCGATCGTGATGCCGATGCACCTGTACCGGGAGTTTCCCGTTGGCTTCACCGAGAAGCTGACGCAGTACAAGAGCCATGTTGTCGCGCGGTGGCAATGGCTCACCGATCAGCCGGACACCGACGGGCAGAAGTTCTACGGCCTGTGGGAGAGCCACGTCCTGAACTGCGTGTCGATCGGGTTCATCCCGAAGACGTGGGAACCCAAGAAGGATATGTGGGCCTACGACTTCCTGACGTGGGAACTCCTGGAACACAGCGTAGTAAACATCCCCGCGAATGCGGATGCGCTTCGCACCGACGGGGTGAAGGAATACCTGCGCGCCGCCGGAGAGATGATCTTCAGCGGCCCCTCGACCCTGCTCAAGGGAATGTTCGAGGCGGCAGAGCACCAGAAGGTCTATGCAACTGGGATTGATCTGAAATCTGAGTCTGAAGCGGGTGCCGCCAAAGAGCAGGGCGAGCCAGTCGTGGGCGGCAAGACGGCTGGAAGTGCGGTTGACGGGAAGAAGGCGGTTTGCGACACGCCTGAGAAGATCCTGGAGGCGTTCGAGGCCGGGGTCATCTCCAAGGGCGAAGCGGTCGGCCATATCAAGAGCCTGATCGACCCCTTGAAGAAAGATCTGGCGTCGGTGCGCCGGGATCTTGCCGTCATGTCGGTGCGTGTAATCAGCAAGAAATCGGAGGTGTAGGATGGATGAGATCTTGAAGGAACTCGGAATGGACAAGGCGACGTTCGACATGCTCGTTGCCTCTGCCCAGAAGACGCTTGAAGGGACTGCGACGGCTGTGGCCGACCCGGCCTCTGCGGCGAAGGAAGTAGACCCGGATGTCGAGAAGGCGATGGGCCTACTGAAGACGTTGGGCGCGACGATGAAGGACCCGTCCAAGCTCCAGGCGGTATCCCCGTCGGGCGCGAAGGAGAAGGAGTTTCCGGGCCTCGGCGCTGCGCTCCACTCGAAGCAGCGAACGCAGGACGAGATCAAGAACTTCTCGATCGCTCGGGCGACTCAGTATGTCCTCTTCGGCGACGTGCCGACGAAGGGTGGCCAGATCGGGAACGAACTTGAGCGCGACATCATCAGGGGGTACTCCCCGGACGAGGCGCGCGTCAAGGACATGAACATCTCCACGCAGATTGCTGGAGGGTTCCTTGTTCCGACGATCGTGCTGGATGGGATGATCGGCCAGTGGTCTGCTCAGACAGTCATGCGCCGGATGGGCGCGATGATCATCTCGAACGCCGGGAAGCAGACTCAGATTGCGAAGAAGACAGGCAACACTTCGGCGACGTGGGTTGGAGATGCGCCGTCTTCCGATATCACGGCGTCTGCCGTGACGTTCGGCGAAATGACGCTGACGCTCCGCCCGCTTGCTGCTGCGGTTGAGATTCGCAAGAACTTGATCGAGCACGCGGCGCAGTCGGTCGAGCAGATCGTTCGCACGGACATCATCGAGCAGATGGCGCTTGCCGAAGACCTGGCGTTCCTCCAGGGCACGGGCGGCCTTCAGCCGATGGGCCTGAAGATTTGGCCTGGAATGAGCACATACACGACGGGATCGATTGGCACGCCGGATTTTGACGAGTTGCTGACGTGTCGCGGGGCGCTGCTTGCCCGCAACATCCCGGTTAGCTCGGTCAATAGCTGCTGGATCATGCACCCGAACGTGCTGACGTACATCCAGAAGCACAAGACGGGAGTCGGCGCGTATGACTACGTGATCGATCTGACGATGACGCCGCCCGACCGAGTCCTCGGTCTGCCGGTGTTCACCAGCTCGCAGATTCCGATCAACTTGGGCAGCCCCGCGGTGGAGACGTATGTCGTCCTCGCCGGGTATCGGCCGGACTACGTCATCGCGGATGGCCCTGGCCTGGAGATCCTCGTCGATCCGTACACGCTGTCCCGCAAGCTCCAGGTGCAGCTCATCGCAGTTCACGAAGTTGATGGCGGCCCGCGACGGGTCGAGTCGTTCCAGTTCCTCACGGGCGTCAAGACTGCTTAGGCAGGGGGTGAATCATGGAGAGAGACTTTACCGGCACGATGAAGGCAGTTACGGGACTGACCACGATCGAGATCACCGGAGACGGTACGGAGAAGACTTCGGCTGCGCTTGATCTTGGCGGATGCCGTAACGGCGTGCTGCTCCTCAACATTGGCGAGATGGCCGCTGCGACCAACGTGCTAACAGTCCAGGTCACGACGTGCGATACGTCGGACGGGACGTTCACGGATGTCATCAGCGCGGATCACGCCATTAGCGTTACGGAGAAGAACACACTGCATACGACTGACCTTGAGTACATGGAACGGTATGTGAAGTTCCAGTACATGGTCACGAGTGGCAAGACTGCGCTTTTTGGCGCAACGATCGTTGGTTGGGCGGCTCCTGTGCGCCCGGTCCCGTAGGAGTGAACGATGGCATGGCCGACCGCTACTGAGATTCAGCAGAGGACTGGCATCGCGCTTACGAGTGGGGTTACGTCCTACAGCCTGAGCGTGACCGACATGCTCTCTGACGCATTGGCAGCAGCGGCGGCCTACTGCAATCGGGAACGCTACGGGTTCGACGAAGCCACGGTGACGGAGGTCTTCGATGGCTACGGGATCTTGCAGGTGTCTCATCCGCCGATTATGAGCGTGTCTGCCCTTACGTGGGACGGAACCGCTTTGACCGAAGCGAGTGAGGAGTTCTTCGTCTACGACAGGTACATCAAAGTTCCTGGCGATGACAAGACGTACCTGATGGGTTTCGAGCCAGAAGTGATCTCTGAGAAGATCGTGTCCGTCACCTACATTGGTGGGTACTCGGACACGGGCGGGAGCACGCACCGGGCGATTCCGCGAGAACTCAAGGACATCATCCGCGAGATGGTTGTCCGCGAACTCTTGAGGATCGATGAGAAATATCGGGTTATGAAGGGCGTGGAGAGTTACTCCTTGAGCACTGCGAAGGCGACGTTCAAGCCAGACAACGAACTGTTGTCGGATCTCTACGCCCGATTGGCCCGTGGTGGTTGGGAGGTGACGACAATCGCATGATCGGCCTCATCCACACGGCAAACATCCACAGACCGTCGTCTGCGACGAGCGGGTACAACGAGGTAACAACCTCGACATACTCGCCGACCCCGACGTACTCGTCTGTGAAGTGCCGGGTGGCGTCCCTGACGAAGGACGACCGTGAACGCATGGTCAAGTTCGGGTCGGGGAAGGAACCGATTGGCGATGTCCGAATCTACTGGGAAGGCGGGCAGAGCGTCTTGATCAAGGATCGGGCGCATGTCGGCAGCGAGGTCTTCGAGATCGTGGAGCTTGAGAACGTCGATCGACTCGGCGCTTTCATCGAGACGATCGGGAAGAAGGCGACGGGGATCGTATGAACGCAAAGGTGACTCCAGGCTTCATCCAGGGCCACAAGAAGTACACAGAGGCCGGAACTGGAAAGGGCGCGTTTGCTGGCGTTATCTGGAACCAGGCTCCGATTGAGGTCGCTCTGGGCGAGGGCTTGAGAGAGCGCATCGACCAGTGCGTCCAGATCGGGGCCTCCACTGCTGCCGCGAACATGGAGTACGCCGATGAGCCGTCGTCGCCGGGGGAGTTCCCGCGCCGCGTTACGGGCCTGCTCGCCGAGAACATCACCTCTGAGGTTGCTGGGAGCGGCTTGAACGCGGCTGGGAGATTTGGCGTCCTTGTCAACGAGGCGGACGGCAAAGACTTGATCTACGCGCTCTTTCTTGAGACGGGGACGAAGAAGATGCTGCCGCGCCCTTGGTTGAGCCTAACGCTGGCCGAAGTGTGGGGCCAATGGAAGTCCATCCTTGGGAATCCAGGTACTCCGTATGTCGGGAAGTAGGGGGTGAAGCATGAGGAACAGCTTTTCCGATGTCTCGCTGAAGGCGCTGATCACGAAGCTGCTGGCCGCGACGAGCCTAACCGCTGTCGTGAGCACGCGGATCTCGACGCCTGGGCAGAGCGGGAAGGTTGAGCCGCATGTGACATGCCTCCTGATGCCGGACAGGACGAACCACGGCATCAACTACAACGAACCTGATTCGGTGATGGCGCAGTTCGAGGTCGGGGCATGGTCGGGTTCCTACGGCCAGGCTACCGACATCCTCGGGCTGATTGAGAAGGCACTAGACGGATCTACGCTGACGGTTACGAACTGGGGGGTGCCTCGGCTCGAAGGCTACGGCTCCCACGTCAGGAACTACTTTGAGGAAGACATCGAGCACTTCTACGGGCTGAGAAGGTATAGGTGCCTTCTCGTGAATACAGATACAAGATAGCGGAGGTGTAGCATGGCGGATACCTTTACCGCAAAGTCGGGGTATACTGCGCAACTGTTGTTCGGGACAGACCCGGTCAACGTGCGTGGCGAACTCCGTTGTGGTGTCACCAGAGGCGTGATTGACATCTCGTGCCTCGGGGACACATTCGTACCGTTCCGGTCGTTCGCGCTCGGAATGTACGACGCGATGACGTTTACCGTTCCTGTCCCCTACGACCCGGCGAATGATGCCGTGATCGCGCTGATCGCAGCGTCGATTTCAGGGACGCCCACATCGACGACCATCTCGGACGTGGCGGCTGGGACCGTGCTCATCACGGGAACGTGCATTGTCTCATTTGAGTATGCGGCGTCGCTCGACGACATCCAGCTCTTGAATGTCACGTTCTCGTTCACGGGTGCCCTGACCGGCGCTCTGGTAGTCTAGGAGGCGGGCATGGCTGATACCTTCACCCCAACGAAGGGGTATACCGCGGTGATGACGTTCGGCGCATCCGCCGACCCGGTGAACATCCGGGGCGAGTTGCGCTGTTCCGTCTCGCGCAACCACATCGACATCTCGTGTCTTGGCGATACGTTCGTCCCCTTCCGCTCGTTCCACTTGGGGATGTACGAGGCCATGACGTTCACTGTTCCTGTTCCGTACGACCCGACCAATGATGCAGTCGTCGGGATCGTCGCGGCGTCGAAGTCTGGAACGCCAGCGGCATTCAACATGCTCGACGTGTTGGGCGGAACGTCACTCATCGGCGGGAACGCGATTGTGTCCTACGAATACGCGGCGAGCATGGACGATGTCCAGCTCTTGAACTGCACGTTCTCAATCACTGGCGGACTCACGGGCGCGCTCGTTGTGACCCCGTAAGGAGGATCTCATGGCGGATACGTTCACCCCAGTTCAGGGGTTCCTCGCTGGGATATTCCACAGCGCAGGGCGTCTTGTTGGAGCGGTGACGAAACACCAGCTCTTGGCGAACCCGAACTTCGATACCGGGCTCATCACGGGGTGGACGGATGACTGTGCTCCGACGAGCACGGTAGTTGTCACCGCGAGTAAGGGCTGGAAGGAGAGGTCATTCGGTGCCGTGATGACGGGGGTCGGCGCGAACAAGGTTGGGATCTCGCAGGTCATCACCCTGGACGCGGCGCTCGATGCCTCCGAGGCGGCGAAGTATGACGTTGTGGCCGGGATCTGGTGCAAGTTCGCAACATCTGGGAAGGAGGTAACGCTCAAGGTGAGTTGCCTTTCTGCCGCTGACGGCGTACTTGGAACGGGGAGCGTCACCATGATCTCTAACCACCCCGGATACGGAGCCCAGCAGTGGGGGTACTACAGCGTCCGCATCGATGCTGTCAACCTCACGAAGAAGATCAAGTTCGAGGTCTACGATTCCGGCGAAGCCGAGGTGTTCTACCTCGACAAGGCGTCTCTCATCATCGTTGAGCAGATGGCCGGGGCCTACGGCCCGCTGGCGCTGTCCTACGGGTGGGAGACGCAAGATGTCTCGACCTACGCGGGCGCGGGGACGGCTGGATTCAGGACGCTTGCAACGACCGTGATGAAGAAAAACGAACTGAAGTGCCCGGCATATTGGGTGTCCACCGAGGACCTCGGGGAGAAGATGGCGGACGGTGGCGACGTGTTCGTTGCTGTCTTCTCGCAGAGAGGGACGAAGGCTGCTGACAGGTTCGAGTTCTGGGCCAAGGTGGCTGGTTTGGACTACGGCGCTCCTGTTGACAAGGTCCAGGAAAGCTCAATCACGCTGGTCGCGAACGGCCTGATCGGCTACGCGGACAGATAGGGAGAACGAACATGGCGAAATCGAACTTGCTGAAAGCCTATGAGAATGCTGCTGTACACAAGCGAACCTTCAACGTGGCGGGGGTGGATCTAGTCTTCCCCCGCCTGAACCTCAAGCATCAGAGCGTCTTCGAGAAGTCGATCCGCGCGTCCGACCCGGAGTCCAAGTTCAGCTTGGCGCTGACCAGGAACACGGCGGCGATGGAGATGTCCAGGTGCGTCGAGGATGTCATTTCAGATCTGCGCAAAAAGGGGCTGCCCGACAGGTTTGCCACCGAGGCGGATGCCCGTCTATGGGAAGCTCAGTTACAAGCCGGGGTGCTGTCCCGTTGGCAGCCCTATGCGCAGGCTATCTTCTCGCCATTCCGCAGGGAGAAGATGGTAGAGGCGGTCATGTTCTCGCTGCGGCAGGAGTACGGCGAGACGATCAAGAAGGGCAAGGACGAAGAGATTCCGGTGGACGAGGATCTCATGGAAAGCGTCTTCGGAGACGACCAGGAGGCGCTTGACCGCGTCTTCCTGTGGGTTGTCGGACTGGCCAACATCCCAGAGAAGGGCGAGACGGAAGCGACCGTACAGAATGCCTCCGAGCTTGTGAAGGAGTATGCCGGAGGTGGTGAGGGAAACGCGACGGAGCCGACGGAGACCTCTGGTGGAGAAAAGAGCTGAACTATGAGCAATACGTTCCGATTCTCTATGCAGAGTATGGCTTCGCTCGGCTCGAAGACGTGTTTGAGTTGGACGACATCCAGTTCGTGTTCCTTGCCAACCATCTCGACTCCATCCATCTGCACCGGAGGGCGCGACAGTGGCCGGGGTTTGCAGACAAGGAAGCTGTAGAGGCCGTCGTCAACGCATCACCGAAACTGAAAGCCGACACTGACTATACGACGGAGTGGTGTAGAGAAGAGTGTGAGAATAAGGGGCTGACACCTCCGCATGGCTGAGTCTCTGGGCGATCTTGGCGTAGTGTACGTGCGGGTCATGTGCGACTCGTCTCAGGCCGTAGCCGGGATGGCCAACCTGCGGACGAGCGCACAGTCTATGGCCGCAGGCCTGACGACCACCGTTGGCCGCCTGACGGGCATCGGCATCGGCCTCTTTGCCGTCAAGCGCGGCATCGATGCTGTCGTGAAGTCATTCGTCGAGTTCGATACCCAGATGCACTACATCTGGACGCTGACCGACAAGACCGAGAGCCAGATGGCGACGCTCTCGAACGAGCTTCGGTCGGTCGCCCTTCAGTACAACGCCACCGCCACCGAGGCCGCCCGCGCCCTATATGAAATCTACTCGGCCACGTTCGAGGGCGCTGATGCGATGAAGATCCTTCAGGCGTCCCTCAAAGGCGCTGCCGCGGGCCTCAGCGACGTGCTCACGGCGGTAGACATCACCACGACGGTTCTCAACGCCTACCGGATGAGCGCCGACAAGGCGACCTACGTCAACGACGTGCTGTTCCAGACGGTGAAGTACGGCAAGGTCGTCTACTCCGAGTTGGCCAATCAGTTCGGACGACTGGCTGGCATCTCGGCCCCGGCTGGAGTCGCCTTTGAGGACATGGCAGCGGGGATCATGACCCTGACCCGCCAGGGCATCACGGCGGACTGGGCCGTTACGGCATTGCGCCAGACGATCATGCAGATCCTTCGCCCTGGGGCGGAACTGCGCGACATCATCGAAGGGCTCGGATACGAGACGGGACGCGCCCTCTTCTCGGCGAACGGGTTTGCCGGGTCGCTGAAGATGATCGCGGACGCCGCCGAAGCGAATGGCACGTACCTGGAGAACCTGTTCTCGAACGTGCGCGCCGTTACCGCCGTCATGCCGCTGGCTTCAACGTCAGCCGACGAGTACGCGAAGGACCTCGTTCGTGCGGCCAACGCTACCGGCGAGATGGGGCGAGCCTTCGACAAGGTCAAAGATTCTTGGCAGTACATGCTCAAGGTCATCACGACATCGATGAAGGACTCTGCGATCTCGATGGGCAAGGTCTTCATGCCCGCGCTCGCAGGACTCTTGCAGGCGGTCAATCTGCTCCTGAAGCCCTTGGCGCTCCTGGCCGAGGGGTTGAACGCGATCGGGGGCGGGTACGCGCTTGGGGCAGTCGCCATTCTGGGAGCGATGTATGCGGCGATCAGCCTGCTCCATCTTGGCTACACGAAGATGATCGGCGCACTTGCGAAGGCCGGGATGGCTCTCCAGGCGTGGTCTGGGGCTGCGGCGCAGGCTACCGTGACATCAGGCGCTCTGGCCACATCCATCGCGGGCCTCAATGCCCAGTGGTACACGAGTTCTACGGCAGCTGGAGTAGCCGCTACGTCTCAAGGGGTGGCGGGCGGCGGGATGGCCGCGGCCATCGGGAAGCTGTCTCCGTTGAAGATGCTCGGGGCCGGGGCCGCAGCCTTCATGGGCGCTGGGGCCATGATGAAGGGCCTCGTGAACCTTGACCTCGCTATCTCGGGAAAGGTTTCTGGCGCGGAGAAGGCCCGCGCAGAGATTGAGGGGTCTCTCGAAACCGCCCTCGGCCCGATCATCGGCGGCGCAGTCATCGGGACAATGTTTGCTCCCGGCGTCGGGACTGCCGTCGGGGCGGGAATTGGACTGGCCATCGCTGCCGCCAGCACGCTTGTCATCTGGGTCAAACACACTGTCGAGAAAGGCGCGGCTGACTATACCTCACTGAAAGGTGAGGCAATGAAGATCGCGCGGTCTGTGACGCTTCCGTCCGAGACGACTCCTAGCGTCACCGGGGCCACAGAACTTGACGCTCTTGTCGAGAGGATCATTGCCATGTCTCCCGCGCTACAAGCGGCGGGGCAAGAAGGCGTGAACGCCGCCGAGTCCGTCGTCCAGTCGCTGTATGATACCGTCCAGACTGGGTGGGGAGAATTCAAGCGCGTACTTGTAGAAGACCTCGCTCAGATACAGGCCATCGCCCGAGCGGCGGGGATCGAGATGTCCCAAGATGACATCATCCGTCTCATCCAGGCGTGGCGAGATAGCATCAAGAAAGACATCCCGGACGGTCTAAGCGGCATCTCGGAGTACATCAAGAGCCAGCTTCCTGAGAACATCAAGGACGCCCTCGACGCGCTCGACTCTACGCTGACGGGGAAGCTCGATGCTGAGGGCTTCGCGTCCTTCATGTCCTCGTTCACAGAGCAGATTCAGGAGTTCGTGTCAACGGTGACGGGCGGGGTCTCGAACCGCGACATCCAGGCGTCGGCAGATCTGTGGAAAGAGTACATGGCCTCGCTATCAGGGATGGGGTCTACCGAGGATCTCGCGCGGGCGCAGGCGCGCATCAGTGGCTGGTTCTCGCTGATTACGAAGGGCATCTCCGACGAAGGGATGGCGGCGTTCGTCATCCGCCTCCACGAGGCCGGGGTGTCGTTCGAGGGCCTGAGCGAGATCATGGGCATCCTCGGCGTCGATACCGAGGCGCTGAAGAAGATTCTCTACGGGCTGTGGGAGGAGACGAAGGTCGCGGCGACCGAGACGATTCCGACAACGTCGGCGCAGATCCAGAAGGCCCGCGGGGACTTCATGGATATCTATCAGGAACTGAAGGCTGGAGACATCACACTGGCCGAGGCCGGCGGGAAGTTCAAGGAACTCAAGGACATGGCCTCCCTCTGGGCCGATTATGCCGAGATGGCGAAGAAAGCCGGATGGGATTCTGCCGACTCTGTCCAGTTCC